AATTATATTCCGTGTTTTCAAAAGAATACGTTTCATTATTTGCAGCGAAAAACCATGTTCTTTGCCAGCATCCGTATTTGTTTACGAAGTCACAAACTAACGGTATGTACTTACAATTTAAGTAAGGTTTAAAATAACCCGTCCATAAAACAGTGTTTGAAGTATCTAAAATTTCAAGTTTGTTTCCAGCGTTTACATAACTTGGATAAACACGAAGTACATCTATTAATTGATTATTATTTAATGTTTGAGTAAATGAAGCACCAGAAACTAAATTAGTGTATTTTGCTTTATATGAAGTTCCAGTTTGAACCATAATAAAACCACCGAAGTAATTTGAATTAGTACCGTAAGCTATCGTTGCATCTGAAGCATATAAAAACGTTCCTTCGTCGTGTAATATGTCGTAAGTTAAACTTGGATTGTACCCTTGTTCGTAATATCCGAATCCGTCAAAAGCTTTTAACGTTATATCACTACCTACTTGCGTATAAATACCACCGTCTAATTTAAACTTTTGAATCTTTACGTTACACCATTGTGTTGTTTGACTTGCTGAATAAGTGTTGTAAGGTTGTTGCCTTGTATTCCAACTTATATATTCACGAATGTAAGGACTTAAATTATAATACGTGTTTACGTTGTTTGACGCTGGTATTAATTTACTCAAAGTGTAAGTAGGGTCTACTGGAGCAGAACCCGTACCGTTCCAAATATAAATTAAAACTTTAGAACCGTCTTGTCCAGCTTCAGCTATTTGTACTATATATGGTGAACGTGCAAAAATACTCATTTTATATTCTTTAAATTTTCGTTTAAAATCTCGTTTAATAGTTGTTCGGCATCTAATCCGTATTTATCTATTAACGTATCTGGTAAAGTTTTGTAGGCTTCTTCAAATGGTTTAGTAAAAAATAAACTTGGTTTTATTCCAGTCATGTAAATGCTACGTGCCAAAATAAACTTTAAAGACTTTCTACTAACAAATTGTCCCGTTAAACTTCTTGGTGCTATTCCTTTACGTACTATCCAACTATCTAAACTTTTTCTTAATCCGCCTTTTGGCCCAGAACCAGTACCAAATTTATACGGTGAATTAGGTGCGTTTTGTTTACCGTAGTTTTTAGAACCTTGTGGTAGTCCAGTAGGATTAGCACCTTTAACCCCTTTGTCTTGAAAGTTACCGTAAAATTCCATTTCAAAATAAATTCCTATTGAATTAGGCATCTGTTTAACTTCGCCTTTTATGGAATTAGATAATTTACCGCTTGTGTCTTTGCCTTGTGAACGTAAATTCGCCTTTGCTTCAGCTACTACTAAATCACGAAATGTCTCTAATGCTTTTAATGTTTCACTCATTAACAAACAGTCATTTCATTAGGAACTAAAATATCGAACGTCATTGTCCAACCAGCTAAATAGTTTTCAAATCTTTCTGCGAATGGTTCTAAAGTTGGATTGCCGTCTACTTGAAATGGTAACGTAAATAAATCTCCACGTCTTAATATTTCGTATAATCTATTTTGAACGCTTAACATAGTATTTAATACGTCTACTTCATTATCGTTTCCATTGAATATATCAGTATCTTCGTCTTTTGATTTGTTCACTATATCCATACATAATAAACTTACGTTAAAACGAATTACATTACTTTCAAAAGTTGAACTGTTAACAATAATATGTGCCAAAGGAAATATTGTCTGTTTGCCTAAGTCAACTCCAAAAATGTCACCTTGCGTAACAGTGTTTATTATTGCGTCACTATCTAAACTTGTTTTTAATGTGTCTAATAAAGTGTAGTAATTAGCCATGTTTATATAATTTTTTTAATTCTCTATCTTCAATTTCTCGTTTTTGTCTTTCATAAGTAAGGTAGGTAAGACACTTTCTAAGTCCCAACTTGGTAACGTCATCAAATTTTGTAAGGTCGCCTTGAGCGATTGCATAGATTGAATTATACCATCCCCATTTTTTATTGAATTGTTTTCTTTCGCTGAAGTCGTTAAAGTCGGGTTCTTCTTCAGTTCCGTCTCCAAACAAGTAAGCGTATGTTGTACTAAGTCGTTTCCTAAATTCCAAAAAAAAACCGTTGCACCCATAACAACGTCTAAAGGTGCAAATTTCATCATATCACTGAATTCGTCAGAACCCCTATATTCAAATATTTCGTACCTTTCTTTTATTCGTCTTGTAATAGGACGGTACATTACCGCCATCGCTTTATGGAATGTTTGTACGTTTGTAATATTACTTTCTAAATCTATATATTCGCCAAAACTCATTTCTTCTAAGTTAGAAATAAAGCCAAACTCCATTTTATCAATTTTAAATGTAGGTTGGAACTTAGGCTTTGTTTTAAATATTTCGTTTAAATGAATTGAAATGTCTTTAACGTCGCTGTATTTTACTTTAATTACGTCTTTCATTCGTAAACCACAAAATATTTCTATTGTCTTTTGTGCTATAAATTCTTCGTCGTTTGAGTTTTCAACTACCTTCATGAATTCTTGGTAACTCTTTAATGGAATTTCACTTAATGAAGTAGGGATTACTATTTCTGTTTTCATCTTATTAATTAACTTTTTATTCGTGTTTTTGTAGTTTATAAAGATTATTTACACTACGTGCATACTTGAACGGGTGTAAACTGTTATTTATTTTACAATTATGGTTCTTTAATCGCTGTTTGATACGCTTGACAAAGTAATAAATATTGTCGCTGGTCAACAAAACAAGCACGATTGATTTTTACTACTACATTTTTTTTCTTGTAAATAAAGTCTTCAACTATTGAACACATTATATTTATGTTTTGATAGTCCATTACCAAATGTGGTATTTGCCGTAATTAGCGTTCATTCCTAACGTTTCCATTTCGTGGTATCTCAAAGCGTCAATAGCATGATTATTTGTGTCAATAGGCTTGTTTAAACGTGTTCCAGATTTATCAGTGTCCCAACAGTAGGAACGTAACTCTTTGATTAAATTAACGCTGTTAGAAGTAACTAAATATTCTTGTCGTTGCATAACATCTATTCCGTAGTTTATTGAATCCTTGCCTTTAGTAACGCCTTTAATAGTTATACCGTAGCGTCTTATTTCGTCAATAGACTTAGGTTCTGAAGAATCAGCGTAAACTGGTACGTGTTTCGGTAGTTCTTTTGCAATATCACTGTTTAACATTCCAGTTTGGTATTTCAGTTCGTTAATTATTCGTTGCCCGTTGTAATTGTATATTTCGATTATTGAAGTAGGGTCGTTTGTATAACCAAAGTCTAAACCTATTCCTATTAATTTAGCGTCTTTTGGTAGTTTGTCTATTTGTTTCCAGTTTGAGAATATAACACCTTCTAACATTCCTATTTGTCCGTCTAAATATACTCTTGCCCAATTTGCCCAATACGTGCTTGTTTTAGCTTTTTCTCTATTGCGTTCTAATTGCTGTATAATTGATTCGTCTAACGCTTCATTATCTTTGTAAGTAAGGATTAAAAAATCAGCGTCTTGTTCGTCTTTTAGTTCGGTATGCACCCAAAACTCGTTTGCTGGATTAAAGTCTAAATAAACTTCTTTCTTTGTACGTATTGCAAGTTCATTGTAAGATTCAAAGGTTACGTTGTTACATTCGTTTATATACAATACGTCACGTCTTGCACCCCTTAATTTAGAACTGTCATCAGCACTAAAAAACTCTATTACACTACCATTAGCAAATTCGTATCTTAAAAGTGACTTATTAAAACGTTCGTCAAAGTAGCGTCCCGTTTCTTTCATGATTTTAAGAAAGTCTTTTAATGCACCCCTGCGTAAATGTGGAATACTTTCAGCAACTACGCTTATTTCCATTCGTGGATATGTAGCAGCCTTTGTAATTAGTATTGGTAATATACCGTATGTTTTTCCAGCTGAAGTACCGCCTTGAATTATTTTGATTCGCTTTTTTAAAGCATTAATCTTTTTTATTGCTGTCGTTATTATCATTTAAACTAAATAACGGTTGTTCTATATTCGTTTGTTCTACTTGCTCTTTTAAGCCGTTTAAACGTTGCGTAATACTTGGGTTGTACTGTCCTACCATACCGCCTTCTATTTGGTCTCTACGGATTTCTTTTCTAATACGTGAACAGATGGGTATAAATTCTTCGTATCGTTTGTCTATATTCTTAAAGTATTGTTCAACTTGTCCTACTATGTCCCAGCAGTAAACTTCAAAACCTTCCATTGTTAATGGACGTTCTAATGGTTCTGCTCTTTCTTCAAACTCTTTACCACCGAATACGCTTTTTATTCTTGGGTTGGCTTTTACGTCTTCTTTGTATTTTATAAATAGTTCGTATAGTTGTTCAGGACTATCTAAGTTTCTTGGTCTTCCTACTTTTGCCATTTTATTATTCGTGTTTTATTAGTTAGGGTTATAATTATAACTTTTAAATTCGTCTTTTGATAGTTCGTGTAATTCCATTTTAGATATTTCTTCGTCTACGTAAATTACATATTTAGCTTCTGCAACTTCTAAAAATAACTTTATAGCGTTAAATGTTTTCCTATGTAACTTAGGATTCATTATTACCATATAATAGTTAGTTTCTTGGTTCACTATCTTTTGAAAATTCATCATAAGTGTTTGAACAAATCGCTAAACGTTGGTCAATATCTTCGTATTCATCCGTCATTATGTCGTCTATCATACAACGTTGAAT